GAGATATTTACAAAGTTTGATATTGATAAGTTAGATGAAGTCGTAGCTACAGGTGTTGAACAATTAGAATATGAGTTTGTATTTTCTCATGACGAGAATAATAATCCGGTAATTAAGTTCAAACACTGTAAATTTTATAATAGAAAGAAATTAAAATGGACTGGAGTGATCCATGAAGTTTTACAAGGTAATGCTAGCAGAGTATATCTTGGAGAAGATGTTATTAAGTTGGAACATTACCAGAATGAAAAAACAAATAGGACCGGTTATCTAAAAGGTCTATCTCTTGATTGCTACAATAATCCAACTAATGATAGGAATTCACATTACTTTGCTCGTGAATTATTCTATTTAGGAAGGCACAAGTCAGCTATTAAAGAATTTAAAAATCATATTTCAATGGGGAGATGGGGGACAGAAGCTTCTCAGTCAATGTTGTTTATAGGTGACTGCTACAAAGCCATTGGAGATTTTGATGAGATGTTAAAATGGTATGCAAAGTCAGTTGAGAAGGAAGCTCGTAGAGAACCTCTAATGAGATTAGCTGAGTATTATTTTGGAAAAGGAATGTATCCGCAAGTAGTTCTATATGCAGAAGCGGCTTTGACAATTACACAATTACCATTCTATTCAAATCACCAACCTTACTATGAGAATATTCCTCATGAATTACTTTATATCGCATACTGGTGGTTGGGGAATAAAGAAAAAAGTAAAGAACACTGGAAAAAAGCTATAACTATGAAACCAACACATCCACGATATTTGAAAGATGCTCAATTTTATAATGATTCAGTAGAATTACCTAGAATTTCATTTGTTATTCCTACACTTGGAAGAGAAGAAGGATTGAAAAGATGTTTAGATTCAATTGAAGCTCTTGATTATCCAAAGGATAAGGTTGAAGTAATTGTAAAACAAGATAGTTTTTCTGGTAGAATTGGAGTACCACATCTTGTAAAAAGAGGTGTTGCAGAAGCCACAGGAGAATGGATTGTCTTTGCTTCTAACGATACAATATTTACTCCACCTTCAATTAAAGAAGCTCTTTTAGTTGGTACAGAAGGGTATGTAGCTTTCAACACAGGAGAAGTATCTCCGGATGAAGGGAATATCAACGAACACTTTATGATCAGAAAAGATATTATTGAAAAGACCGGAGATGTCTTCGATACTGATTTCTGGCATGTAGGTGTTGATAATTTATTACATGCAAAGATGAAAAAACTTGGAATATTTAAACGAGCTGAGAAAGCTGTTGTATTACATAACCATTTTACTAAAGGAGCTGAGATGGATGAAGTTTACAAAGTCGGTTGGGATCAAGTAAAAGTCGATGAAGATCGAGCATTATTAGAAAAGAAATTAGCTGAACTATAATATGAAACCACCAATCAAGAATTATATTCCAAAATTATATCCAGAAGGGTCTGTGACTCAATGGTTTGGAGAAAATCCAGAACTATATGCTTTCTTAGAATTAGACGGACATAATGGAATTGATATAATTGCTCCTTATGGAACACCAATAATTGCACCATGTGATATGTGTATAAAAGAAGTTAAGGATGACCCCGGTGGTTACGGTAGACATATAAGAGGAATAGGAAATGGTTATGAAATAACATTTGGACATTTATCTAAGATTGAAGTTAAATTAGATCAAAATGTTTTAGAAGGTGAAGAAATAGGTAAGATGGGTAACTCAGGATTTGTAGTCTCAGGTGCTACACCTTTCTGGAAATATAATCCATATAAAGGAACTCATCTTCATTTTGGGTTGCGTAAATTTAAACAAAGAATAGGTGATGAACAGTTCAATATGCAATATTCAACAGGGTTACAAGGGACCATAGAAAATTATAACAATGGATATAAAGGAGCTATTAACCCTTCACTTACAATTGAAGAAGATAATTCTGAAAAGATAGAAAAGATGCTCACAATAGTTAGTTTGTTAAGACACACAATATTATTATTAAAGAAGATTATTAAATTAAAAAAATAATTATGAAAAGATTAAAAAAAGTTTTAGTTAGTAATAGGATGAAATCGTTATACTGGAGGACAGGAATGATGTGTTTAGCTATCGTTGTAGCTGGTTTACTTGAGAATTTAGACATTTTTGCACAAGTCTTTAGTCCAGCTGTAGTTATGATGTTAGGTTTGGTCTTAGGTGAGGTTTCAAAGGCTTTAAACAATATGTTAAGTAAGACTGAATTGATTTAATTATTTTTAGAGGATAGAATTTAGGTATACAATTAGTAATTTAACAAAAAAAACAAGATGTACCCACAAATAAGTATAAAACATAATATAGGGAATACTATTGAGATTCCGAATCAGCTAGATGTTAAAACATCTACCTATATAAGTAGTAATACTGATCAAGGAGATCTTGCTATTCCAGCTGATAATGCTTCAGACTTCACTGCTGGGCAAATCTTGTTACAACTTTCTTCCATAGGAGCTGAAAACTCAGAGATTGTAACCTCATCTTCACATACGAATGTGAATTTCGTTACTTTAGCGACTGTAATGGCTCACAGCCGAGGAGATATTGTAAGTGAAATTAAGTACGACCAGATAGTTGTTTCCAAATCAGCTACAGTAGATGGTGTTTATGTAGCACTTGCAACTTCAACATTCTTTACTACACAGCAAAACACGATCGTTTACGATACAACTGGGTTAAAAACTGACTACTACAAAGTTCAATGGAAAAATTCACTTACTGGACTTCTATCTGATTTTTCAGATGCAATGAGTGTTTCTTCCTATCCAACCAACTCTGTAGAAACAGTTATAACTCCAGTCTTGAAGGCTATGGGAGTTTCAGAAGATGACAATAAAATTACAACTGAATTCTGTCTATCAGCTATTGATGATGCTAGGAAGTTCACAGCAGCTAAACTATATGGAATCAGACATGCTTGGCAACAAGAGTTCGAGTATCCAATTAAAATGTTAGCTGGTACAAATTATGTAGATCTTCCAGACAACATTGATTTTACTGAAACTGACCGTTCTGTATTAGCAGCTAGGTTTTTAATTAACAGCATAGTCGCTCCCTACAATTTACGGTATATAGACAAGAAGGACTGGAACCAAATCACAGATTCTGTTTCTGGTGGTTCAACTTCAGGAGCACACCTTACAACTGCTACAGAAATTACATTAGACAATGTTGGAGATTTTCCAGATTCAACTTCAGGAGTTGCATATATTGCAACTACAGCATACACACAGGATATTGATACAATCGCTTACACAGGTATAGATTTAACAACGAATCAACTTACAGGAGTAACAGGTATATCTTATGATATACCAACAGGAACGCAGGTCTGGTCGAGACCAACAATTTCGCAGCCAACCAGTTACACAATATACGAAGATAAATTGTTTTTCGATAGAATTATTCCAGACTCAATGCAAGGGAATAACCTTTACATTGATTACTACAAGAAAATTGATAAGGTCATTGACCTGTATCAAGAACTTCCAGAACACTATAGAGAAATCTATAAATGGTATCTTCGTTATGCTATTAAATATCGTAAAGATATTACTCTGGAAAGTAACGATCCTGACTTAAAGAAATTCGAAAGCTTAGTTCAAGCATTATTCGATAATCTTTATACGGGGCAGACTACTTCTATAATTACAAGTTAAATTAAAAATTTATTATGAGTTATTCAAATCCGCTGATTCCTTTAGTTGATATTCAACAACAGGAACAGCCAACGAATACAAGTTCATACCAGTTGATTACCTTCGGGACAATTACTGGTGGTACTCCCTATGCTGGAGCAACCTATGCAAATATCTTCGCATTAGAATGTTTATTGCAAGACCTTGATGGATCAGCTGTTTACCAAATGACAGGAACAGTAGCTGTACCTGCTTGGTCAGCAATCGGTTCTGGTGCAGCCGGAGCAACTGGCTACACAGGATATACAGGATATACAGGACCGGGAGTTACAGGTGCAACCGGGTATACTGGTTACACTGGTTCAGGAGATACTGGTTATACAGGTCCAACAGGGTTCACTGGTCCAAATGGTGCTACTTCAGCAACAGGTGCAACTGGCTATACTGGTTACACAGGAGCTGATTCAGATGTAACAGGTCCAACAGGTTACACTGGTTTTGGAGCTACAGGTTACACTGGTCCAGTTGGTCCAATTGGAGCAACAGGAGCTACAGGTTACACTGGTCCAATCGGTCCTACAGGTCCAACAGGATTTACTGGTCCAGATGGAGCCGCTTCAGCTACTGGAGCTACAGGTTACACCGGTCCAGATGGTCCTACAGGATATACAGGTTACACTGGTCCTGATTCAACAGTAACTGGTCCTACTGGTTACACTGGATATACAGGATTTACTGGATATACAGGTACTACAGGTATTACAACAGTCGTAAATGCAATCACTACATCAGTTGGTGGTTCGTCAGTTGAAAACTTTTCAGCTGGAGACTTTGCTTCAGTTGCTTCTACTGATACAGTTTTCGTTCAATTGGTAGATAACGGTTCAAACAATGTTTCCGTTCTTTCAGCTGTTACAAATACTGGTTCAGTTGATATAACATTCTCTGCGGATCCTTCAAGTGATACGATCTTCAATGTGTTAGTCCTAACACCGTAGTTTTTCTACCCTCTACTTATTTTTGCGGATGAGTAGAGGGATAGAGAAGTTAATTAAAAAAAATATGTTAACAAAAATACCAGAAATAAAAATACCATATCCAACAGAAGGAATTATTCGTTCAGCTCAGTTGAGTGACAATGTTTGTCCTGAGAATTCTGTTCAATTATCCATCAATGCTCATTTTGATACGATCGGAGCTGTAACAACCAGATTAGGAATCGCAACTTATGCGACTACTTTAGCTGGGAGTATTGGATCTTTCGGAACTCTAAATTCTCAAGCCAGCGATACTAAGTATCTTTTTGCACGAGTAGGAACTACAGTTCAAGCTCTAAATTCAACAACAGAAGCTTGGGCGGAAGTTGAAACAGGATTAACTGGTTCAGGGAAAGCTAGATTCAGCCAGTTTTTGAATAGAACTTGGATGGTAAACGGGAATGCTGGAGATACTCCAGTTACATCTGATGGGACAGCTTTTGATACAACCGATGTTCCTGCAACATTTCCTAAGGCTGATTTTATTGAAGCTGGATTCGGTGGACGAGTTTGGTTGGGAGATGCCGCTAAAGATATTCTTTACTATACTGATATTGTTCAATCAACTGATGGTACGAGTTATGACCCACTTACTTTTACTTTAGATGTAAACTTCATTACGAAGTTTTCTCCACAAGACGGTGAATCGATGACCGGTCTTTTCAGAGTTCCAAAAGCTCTACTACTTTTCAAACAGAATCATATCTATAGAGTTTACAGTACTTCGAATGTTGACCCTTACCCAGCCTACAATGTTGGAACATTCTCACAGGAATCAATAGTACAGACTAAAGACGGAATATATTTCCATCACTCTTCCGGGTTCTACAAATTCAACTATGATTCACAACCTACTGAAATCTCTAGGAGAGTAATTGATTTTGTAAAAGCAATTCCGAGAGCTTCCTATGATGATGTGATTGGTGTTTACGATGGATACGATGCAGTGAAATGGTCTGTTGGTGAAGTTACAGTTGAAGGAGTTACCTATAAGAATTGCCAAATGAGATACACACTTTCTACACAAGTTTGGACGATCTATGATTTCGATGATACGAGTATTACAGCTTTAATTTATTACGATAATGGGACTACAATAGAACAAGTTGCCGGAACTTCTACAGGACTTGTTGGTAAGTTAGATTCAGGTTATACAGACTTCGGAGAAGCTATCTACTATGAAATTATTGATAGGTGGAGAGCTTTCACTGAAATGGATGCTTTCTCGAAAGACATAAGTGGTCTTGCTGTTTTATCTAGTAAAGCCACAGGATCTTTAATTCAATATCAAACAGATTCAATGATTGATAATAAGTGGGAAGATATTGGAAATGTAGAAGGAAAATATGTAACATTATTCCCAAATGTTGGAACAGAAGATTTTAACGAAGTTCGGTTGAGAACAACTGGATATTCAAAAGGTAATCCAATGAGGTTCGAAGGTGTAGAATTACTTTCAATCACAAATAAAGGATTAGATAAAAATTAACATGAATTTATCAGAATTATTCTTAAACAGATATTTATATAAAGATAATAATCAGTCCGCTGGAACAAAGGACTCTGTTTTTAATTCTATTGATAATTCTGATACCGAACCAGCTTCAATCCCTGCTGGTGGTAGTGCTCAGGATATAAATACAGGAAATGTTTTTATTGATGGGGCTATATTAGAACCGGGGACAATTCCTACTACGACTCTTGATGTTTCAAACTGGGGATGGGGACAGTCTTGTGTTTTTTCTTCTGATGATAACAACACTGTTTCTTGGGCTGGTGGTACTTTCACTTCAGCAAGTGGAGAAGATTATACTATTGGAGTAGGTGATACAGGTAATATGGGGGTTGCACCTGAAATAACATATATCTATTTAGATCTAAATGTTTCAGAAACTGCTTACCAAACTACCACTACTTCAGCAGATTCTGTTGGAATAGGGAAAGTACTAATTGCTGTTGCTAAAATTGGGTTAACTGGGGCTGATGATGCAACATATAATCTTTCAGAAGCTACTCAGATAATTGGAGATAACATTCTTGCGAATACGATCGATGCTTCGAAAATTACAGCAGGTCAATTAGTTGTTGGAACTAATATAGGAATAGGGACAGCTTTTGCTACAGCTGATGCAGGAGATCTTGCAACACTTGATTTAGTTGAAACAGCCCAGTTAGGAACGACTGTAATTGTTGGAGGTTATATAAAAACAAGTTTGTTAACTGCTGATAATATAATAGCAGGGACACTAACTGGTATAACAATAACAGGAAATACAATTAGGACATCAGCTTCTGGGTTAAGAGTTGAAATGACTTCAACCGATACTAATAAAATAAGTTTTTATAATAGTGCTGCACTATACGGAGAACTTGAAGTATCTTATACTTCACCAAAAGGATTTATTTCACTTTTAACACAGGATGGAAATGGGCTTACATTAGATACTGATATTGCCGTATCTGGTTATAATGCAAGTGCTTTAAAATCAAATGGAGGGACTTTTGATACTTATGGAAATGCAACCAATAGAATGATAATGATGGATGGGTCTGCTGGATCAGGGACATCAATGTTTGGTATTCAATATACAAGTGGTACCTTTAGATTAATTACTGATTTAAGATTGCAATCAGATTGGTTACCTTATGCAACAGCTACACAAGATTTAGGAAGTGTTTCTTATAAATGGCAAGACCTTCATTTGAATAACGATTTTGTGTATAGAACAAAACACCAACCTGTAATGTATACTAATTATGTAAGTGGCACTACATTATCTAAGGGGAATAGTGGTTTTAGTGTCACTAATTCATCAACAGGTGTATATGTTGTTACTCATAGTTTTGGATTAACTAATTATACAGTTCAAGTAACCCCTTATGCGGCTTCTGGAGGAGGTGCTCCAAGTGCTAAAATAAGTAGTATTGCAACAAATTCATTTACAGTAATAACATACGATGATACTGGAACTGCGGCTGCTTTTGATTTCCAATTTATGCTATTACTTAATACTTAATTTGCTTTAACAAAATTTTAACAATATAATTAATAATAACAATATGTACCCAACAATAAATCTACAACCGGGGCAAAGAGGACCAGAAGTTGAGAAACTTCAGAATTTTCTGATGTCACAAGGTCTTTTGACTCAAGAACAAATAAATACAGGACCGGGTATATATGGTCCTCAAACAAAACAAGCGGTAACATCTTGGCAAGAAATTAATGGTGTAGACAATACTTCTGGTCCCGGATACTGGGGACCGCAATCTATAGGGGTTGCTTCTGGTGGTATTACTGGACCAGTTGATGGAGTTACTGGAGATCCGGTTGATGAAGAACAACCTTATTCTGATGAGGAATATTCACTTGCTCTGAACAACAATCCGATCGTTGCAGAGTCAGTTGCTAAAGGAAATACTGTAGAAGATTTAGCTTATGCGGCTGAATCAGGTGACTTTAGTGGTTTAGTTAATCAATTCGGACAACCTTTTAGTTTAGAAGAGCAACAAAAGGCATTAGCTGATGCAGAAGCCGACAATTCTTTATACTTTAAAGCTTTAGAATCGAAAGAGACAGCAGATGCTGAAAGTACAATGGCTCAACAAAAAGCTGACTACCAAAATTACTTATTAAATTCTGGACAAAATTTCGAAGCAGATAAAGCACAATCTGATGAATCAGCAGCCAGTCGAGGTGTATTATTTTCAGGTGGTAGAGTTCAAAAAGAAAAGAATATGGTAAGAGCTTATGATCAAGATCAAGCTTCTAAGTTAGATACAGCTTCCAGAAATATAGGTAATACAGCTAGAGATTTTCAATATAAATATGGTAACGATGCAACTAATAATCTTTCAAGTAATTATAGTTTAGGAGGAAATACTTTTAATGCGAATAAAGCTACAGGAGGTGTAAGCTCTAATGGTTTATCTAGTATTTATAATCCAAGTCAATACAACTATCAAGGCACACAAAATGTTGCTAAGAAGACAGCTGCGAATACGAGAGCGGCAGGCAAGCTTTGGAATAAAGGAAACAAACTATTATCAACCTCTTATAATAATCAATATTAATATGTTTAACCCAATGGAATCTTTAAGTAAATACTACTCTAACTCAAAACCTTTTGATGTTGGTTCTTATTTGCAACAGTTAAATACTTTACCAAACGGTGGTGGAACTTACAGTGTAGGTGGTGCGGCCGGAGGTCAATCAAATACAACGAGTGGATTATGGCAAGGTCCTGTTCAACCACCTGTTGTCGAACAACCTCCAGTGGTTCAAACACCAGCTCCTATCTTTAATCAACAAGCTCCCACTCAAACAACAACAACAGCTCCAGCACCTCCAGTAAGATCTAAATACATGAATCCAGCAACAGGAAAATACTATACTCCTCAGGAGTATGCGAATAGTGTTGCGATGAAAATTCCAGCAGGTAAAGCCACTGGAGACATAGGACAATATGCAGGAGATGCGAAAATGGATCCTAATCAATCAGCTCAAGATTTAACTACAAGAATGACTAATATGAATAATACTAGAAATGATATTGCAACTGGAACTACAGATCCTTATCAAGTTGGAAATAAATCAGGAATTGCTTACAGTCCTCAAGAATTAAAAGCTATTGAAAATGCTTATGCAGGTATTTACGATCCTGCCTTGAATGATGTCTTCGCTAGATTAGAAGAAAAGAAAGCTACAGATAAAGAAGCTTTGACTAGAAAAAATATGCTCGAAGAGAAAGCTATAGAGCATGGATACCGTATGGAAGAAAAAGAAGCCGAAGGTGGTGGTTTATCTGGTCCTTCCAGTTATCAGGAATGGACTCTTGCTGGAGGTGAAGCAGGAACTGGTCAAACTTATGCAGCATATCTAAAAGGTGATCCTGTCGGTGAAAGTTACAAGTCTCAGATAGCTGGTTCAGGTCTACAGATAGTTGATAATTTACTAGAGATAGGAGAAGCTAATCCAGGCATCTTTGGTTGGACGGCATCCACACCAATGCCAGATTGGTTAAGAACAGAAGCTTACAGAAACTATAATGCACAACTTGATTCATTAAGAGGTAATATAATTCCAGCGGCACTTACAGCAATGAGAGAAGCATCTTCTACTGGAGGTGCTCTAGGTCAGGTATCAGATAGAGAAGGTCAATGGTTAGGAGCTTCTCTTGGAGCTTTGGATATGAGCCAATCTCCAGAACAAGCTATCGCTAGTTTGAGAGAAATTGAAGCACATCTTAAAACTTGGGAGGATGCAGTTGCTAAATATGGTGGTGGTAATAACCCAGATACAATGGAATTGAAAACAGAAGACGGAAAAATTGAAACTTTCGCTTTGCAACCAGACGGGGGTTACAAAAAAGTAATAAAATAAAAAATTATGTCATACACTTATGAACAATTAAAACAAATGGGAGCAACTCCGGGAACACCATCTGGGTCTGTTTCTGGTACATCTCCACAAGCAGGTTCTGCGGTACCTAAAAATAATTATACCTATGAAGAATTAGTTGGTTTAGGAGCAACAGCACCTAAAAAAGAACCGTGGAAACAGCCAAAATCTGTAGGAGGTTTCGCTGGTAATGTTGTAGGTAGTACAGCTGAAGTAGTTGGAGGTCTAGCAAAAGCAGTTTTGAATCCTATCGATACAACAAAAAGTTTATTTAATTTAACTAAAGGACTAGGAGCAAAAGTAGGAGAAAAAATACTAGAAAAAACTGAGACTGGTCAGAAATTCCTTATAGCAGCGAATGAAAGTAGAGCTTCTCGTGGACTTGAATTACTTCCAACAAATGAACAAGGTAGAGTTACACTTCAAGGTAGCTCTGTTTTAGACGACCCAAATCTTAAAATGGTAAATGCTGTAGGAGATTTTTATGTAGAAAGATATGGAGACTGGGATAAAATAAAAGAAACAATGTATGAAGATCCTGTTGGTTTTGCTTTGGATCTTTCTACAGTATTAAGTGGTGGAGGAGCAATAGCTGGGAAATTAGATAAATTAAACAAAGTTTCAAAAGCAAGTGAAGCTGTAAATGTAACAGGTAAAGCAGGAGATTTAGGTAAAGTTACAGCATTAGGAAAAACATCAGATCTATTAAGGAAAGGGGGAGAAGTTACTAATCCAATAACTCAAGGAGGTAGATTATTTGGTAAAGGAATAGAAAAATTAACTAAAGACAAGAAACTTGGTGGTAAAAAATACACTTCAGAAAATATAGATGCTTCACAAAACATAGGAGTTGCCGCAGATGAATTACCTATCTTTGCAAAAACAACATCACCAATTTCAACTACAGCTGAAGCTGTGGCTTCCAAAGGAATTGGAGGAAGTAAAATCTGGGATCGGATGAATAATATTTATACAAAGATGAACGATACTGTTGATAGTTTATTGAAAGGTAAATTAGATGTTGCTGTTATAGGAAGAAATTTATCCACAGCAGTTGATGATTTTAAAAACAATTTCTTTGAACAAAAAAACAAATTATATAAAGAAGCTATTATTCCTAAACCAAAAGTAGCTAATGAAATTCCCGGATATGAAAATATTAAAACTATAACAGTAGGTGCAGAAGATCCACTTTTTGCAAGTTGGAATATGAAAGTTCTCCCAAACGGTAAATATAAATACACAAAACCAACAGGTCCATTATTCTCTGGTAAACAGAAACCTATGCCTGCAAATACAGTAGGTACTCAGAAACTTCTAAAATCTTTGATAGCAAATGAGAAACAAGCATTGAAGGGTTATGGAACAAAAAGTTCTCCAGAACTAAAAACTTACGAAGGTTTGTTAAAAGGTTTAGGTGATAAAAATATGACAACAAGTGATGTTTATAGAACATTACAAAAATTATCTAATGATATTAGATACGGGACAATAGTAAAGACAGGAAATAATGCTAAGTTATCTTTGATTAGAGAATCATTGGATGCTGAATTCTTAGCAACTTTGAAACAGCAAAGACCAGATTTAGCCGCAGCTTTGGATAAAGCTGAGACTTTCTACAAACAGGGAGTAAGTAAATTAAATTCTAGTGTCATACAGACAATTGTAAAAAATGCTGATAAGCCAGATCTTATTGTAAAAACTCTATTGCCAAAACTAACCAGTTTGGAAGATGTAAAATTACTGGTAGAAGTAGTTGGTCAGAAAAATATGGTAGCGATAAGAAAATCTATTATGGATGTTATCTTTACAGAAGCGAAAGGTGTAGCAAAAGAAAATCTACAACCACTTGGAATTTCAAAACAAATCAAAAAGTTTGGGGAAGATAAATTAGAGATTCTATTAAACCCGGATCAATTCAAAGCATTGAAAGACTTGGAACAAATATCAAAAATGATGGGAAAGAGTTCAAAGATCACCGGCGGTTCACAAACATCTTTCAACTTGCTATCTACAGTTGGTGGAGGTTCAGTGGCTACATCAGTAACATTGTTGCTTATGGGTAATCCAGTAGGGGCGATGTTATCTCTTTCACCACTATTCGGAACTATTGCAGCAGGTAAATTTATAAACTCTAATCTTGGAAGAAAACTTCTAGCGGAGGGTGTAAATCTTACAGGTAAAACCGGTCAGAAGATCCAAGCAGTTAGCCCATCGACAGGTAGAGGAGCACAAATTGGAAATCAACTAAATAATTTATACGATTCTCAAAAATAATTAGACAATAAAAAAACACCTTTTTCCGCATTTAAAAAATGTATGAAAGAGGTGTTTTTTTGTTGTAACTTACTACCAAGTAGTCGGTCCTATATTCCCTGCAGATGATTTTCTATTAGTTTTAGCATAATTTTATAAATTATAATTTAGAAAATCAAAGCTGTGTTTAAACATTAAGAAATATATTTTCGATGAACACAGTAATAACTTAATTATATTATTCTTTTTCTAAACAGGCAAGTAGCAGAGGTGTGAAACTTAGTGCTGTTTTTCTAAAACCATTTAGTTTTATTTCTTTCAAAAATATCTTCTCAGCTTTGTTTGCCATTTCTGAGTTTACCTCTATTCCTTCTTTTCCTACTGTTTCAGATAAAACTAATCCAAATTCAAAGGCTAATAACACGGTTTTCTTACCATATACAGGTAGTCTGCATAGGCTTTTTATTTTATTTATCATGTTTTTTTGGAGCTTTTTCAGGATCAACTGATGGTTCTACAATCTTTTCCAATTTACTTAGAATGTTAGCTATCTGTACTAAAACAGAACCAACTATAGCTGGAGCAATTTGTGCTTGTAATACTTGTACGATCTCGTCTCTAACTTTTTCGTCTAGTTTTAACATAATTATATTTTTTTAATTAAATTTGATAATTTTCTTCTTTAAATTTTTTATAAGCTTTAACCGCTTCACTTTTTCTTTCAAAAATTCCAATGTCTATTAGAATACAAGTTTTTCCACGAGCATAAGCCCTCCATTTTCCTGATGCTTTATGAAAAGACACACCAGTAAACCCAGAACTATTGTTTGAATATATTTTTTTATTTAACATATTCTGTCTGTGAGTAACAAATCTAAGGTTGTCTCTTTTATTGTTTAAACCATTACCGTCTACATGATCAATCTCACGATTACCAATTGGTTTCCCTTTTATTTGTTGGTGCATTGATATAACAGATCTTTCTCCATTATCTTTTCTTATATTTCTTTTTGCATACCAATTGTTTCCATCGAAATGTGCAAACCACTTTAATTCACGAAGATCTTTATCTCTATCATCAATCATTGTGTATTTTCCTTTTGTTAATTTTATCTTTTTCATATCTCTTTCAAAAAATTTACATAAGCATCACTTATTTCTCTGGCAACTTTTACGATAGTTTGTTCCATGCGTTCGATCTCTTTTTCGTGAAAAGGACGATAAAATGACTTAATTTTGCCAGTTATCTGCACTTTTTTCTCATTTTGTCGCCAAAAATCGTCATTTTCGACTGTTTTATCCTTAGTTTGGATCCAATCTAGGTGACAATACTCCGGAACTTCACCAATACTGTATTTTAGAGCGACAGCATAAAAGAGTAACTGCCCGTGTTTTATTACTTTTGCTAAAGTCCACGGGATCTTTCCTGTTTTATATTCTCGAAAAACATTATCGACTGAGTCGTAACTATCTATATAAGATAGAATTGGTACCCCAAGAACATCTGTTTTGATTTCGAATTCAGGTGAATCACAAACTACTAGATTTTCCTTAAAACTTAGAAATTCATCTGAATTTATATCAAGACCAAGTTTAGATTTTACCCAAACAGGATCTTCAAGAAGAGTTATATTGGCTGCTAACTCTTCAAGAATTCCAGCGATTCCTTTTCCAAATCTTAAATATTTTGTGTCTAATTTCTTACCACATTCAAAGTACTCTCTTCTGTAGCGAGTAGGATTTGAATTCCAACAGGTTAGTTGGGACCAAGATAACCACGGTTTTGGTAATATTAATTTATTTTGCATAATATATCTTCTATTTTACTATCGCTATCAATTTCACGAAAAGTTTTACATCCACCATTATCAGATTGAATAGTTACAGTACCTGTAGTGAAATAATGGTTCATTCTTATCTTACCTTTCAAATAAGAGAACATTATATCTTTAGGAGAGTCTATTTCTTCGAAACCGTAAGCTTCAAGTAAACCTTTTGAGAAATGATTGTTATTTTGCAACATCTTCTTCGCTTGTTAGTATCTTAATTTTCAGTTCATTTTCCTTCTCCATAATTATACCTGCAAGACTTATCTTATTCTCTTCTGTTAACTTAACTGAAACTTTCACTTGTTGGATAATCAATTCCAAAGCTTCCAAACTTAGGCATGACTGAATAGCTTGTGTAGCTTTAGTTAGAGCAACAGAACTTACAGGAGAAGGTTCTTCTTGGGTTTGAGTAGCTATAGGTTCAGTTGGATTTTGTTCAACTATTTCCGTAGCTGTTGCTGTATTTTCAGTTTTAGTCGGTACTGGTTTCTTAACAGGTTCTACTCGTCTTTTACTAATGTTAAAATATTCTTTCCATAATTTGTTCATGTGAGGTGCAATATAGGCATGGGCTTCATCCATTGTTCCTGCCTTCACAATGATCTCCGGTTGGATATTAGCATAGTCTCCGGTTGGAATAACCATTCTCATAGAATAGCTAACCATTTCTGGTCCTTTTTTAGACACTCTTTTTTTAGCTACCTTCTTTTTAGACACTACTTTCTTTTTTACTTCTTTTTTTGCGGATGGCATAATTTTTTATAAATTATTTTTAATAAATCGTAGAGAAGGTTTTTCGACAAATGTTGCTTCTCCGGTACTTTCTTCTGTGGCTTTTCGAGCCTTGAACTCTTCGTTCAATTCTGCAACCTTTGGAGTATAGGTCCAAGTCTTCAGTTGTGAAACTGAGAATTTACCTACTGCTGTTTCTGTTTTTTCTACTCCAGTGTCTAACATATCAGCCATAATAATAGCTCTAATTTCATCTTGCTGAGTTTTTAATTCTTTTATTTTAGAATCAAGAACAGCATATTGTGTATGATTATTTTCCATGATTATTTATTCTTATTAAGTATTAATGTAGAAGTCAATGATTTCTCTATGAACTTCTCCTTCTGTTAATCCTTCTTTTTTTGCTTTGGACTTTATAAACTTCTTTTGATCTTCCCTAATCCTTGTGTTTACTCTTTCCATTGGCTTTCTTTGTTGCTTTTTTTCTGTCATTTTTTTCTGGTTTACTAGCTAATAATTCTTCAAACATATAGTCCATACTTCCGAATAATTCTTCTAAATCTTCGTGCATTTCTTTTTGGATGTTTTTACTTATGTATCGTTCTACTCTTCTAACTCTTTTTCCTAATTTAACTATTTTTACTGACATTGTTAGTAATAATAGTATTAGTAAAGCCCATGTTAATATTTCCATTTTATATTTTTATTATTTTTTCTGATAATTTCTCAGCCATCGACCTATTGATTGAGATTACTCCCTTGTCTCTTAACTCAACTATCTCCTTGAATCTTATTAAGCAAAATTCTTTCTTGAATTTTATAATAAGATAAGAAGGTAGTGGGGGTATACTTGCCCCGTCACACGGTTTTGGTCTACTAATTTCGTCTGACCATTTCCAAACTAATCCATTTTTTTCTGTAGCTTGCAGTCCGTCCCACTGGACCTTTTCTATCTTACTGAATGGGAAGGTTTCTTTATCAGTTTGTTTTAGTTCATAGTAACAGTAAAATTCTTTCTCCCGGAAATACTGATTTAGAATTGTGTTCCATTTTTGTTCTCTTTTCATATTATTTATTATATACTATGTCGGTGCCGACAGCAAGTTAAGTTATCCACAGCTATATATTTAATGTTAATTTTTCCTGAAAATCCTGCCCGGACATTATTGTATTGTGACAATCCAAATCACATCCTTTTACGACCAAATGGATGTATAGATTTTTCTTAAGAGCATTCGCCCTCAATACTCTTCCCAAAGATTGGGAGTAGTCCACATATCTCCGTGACTTACTAGCATAAATCACACAAGGGAAGGTCGGTAATTCATATCCAGAAGAAATCGAACTTTGTGCAATTATAATATGTGGCTCTGGACTTTCATTTACTGTTTTTATAAAGGTTCGATCTTTAGTCTGTCCGGTTAGTGTTGAAACATTGTAGCCCTCTTTCCTCAACTGCTCGGCAATCTCATTTATCTGAGCTGTGTAATTAGCGAATATCAGTAATTTCGGAAACTCTAAAGCCCTATCTTTTATATAGTCAATTTTCTTAGACTTGAATATTTTAGTCTCATTGGTCATTAAATCAGTCTTTTCGTATACATTCTCTATTTTCTTGCCATATAGTACCCCATTCTCTATCGTACGGAGCCTTGCTCTCCTTACCAGAGGGTCTGCTTCTGCAAATGATAGCTCGGCTACTGCATTCTTTTGCTCACCTGTAAGCTCAATTTCAACGGTTTTATGGGTTTGGTCCGGTACATCAAAGAAGTCATTTAACCCACCTGTATATCCGAATTGTTGAACCAAATTAGCCAATCTCTGTTTAACTTCATCTGTTTTTTTTGCGATCCAAATTCTTCTTATTCCCATTCGAATTTCTGTATAGTAGATGTCCCGGAATTGTCGGAAGTCCCACTCTTGCCCGAACAATTTTCCTATCGCCCACATCGCCATTGGCTTTGGGACCGGAGTAGCTGAAAGTAAATACAATCTCTTTGGTGGATGTTTTGCTAAGAAGTTTTTAGTAGCTTCGAAGATCTGAGAAGTCTTAGGTATTTGTTTTTTATTTCTTTGAATAAAAGAAGGCATAACTCCGAGATTGTTGTGACACTCGTCTATAATTACAGTATCGTATTCCGGTAGAATATCCCAATCTCTTCGGAGATCTTCTTTACTGATTACCATTATCCCTTTTTTAGTTCCCCACTTTTCATTCTCGTTCTGCCATGTTTTATCTTCCCTTTGCTGTTTCGGGCAAATAACTAGAACATCACCTTCCGCCATTTCCAAAGCTGTTCGAGTCTTCGAAGCTCCCGTACCTAAAAACAATCCGCACTTATGTTTGTCTTCAGATATTATTTTTTTTTGATGTTCATATAATGGTAGTATCATATTAACTATAATTATTGTGTAATCCTGATGTATTCATTGGATCGCTAATCTTTATCCACTGAGGTGTAAATTCTATCCCTACAAATTGTGACTCTGTTCCAGAATGTTCTCTCGGTGTAAAAGAAAATCTGTTACCTTTTTTACCGTAAGCTTTTACTTCTTTTGTGAAAGTCATATTAGATTTACTCTTTCTCCCACCGTCAGATTTATTCCATTCTTTATATTCAGTATACAAATCTGGAGTTGTAATACATTTTGATTTATCCGGTGTAATTCTAATACACTCTGATAAGAAACCTTCAACTGAAGAATTTTCTTCTCGGTACTCGTCCAACATGTGAGTTTGCTCTTTAGTTATAATAAACTTCTTATTGTCAGCTAAATCATTTGCTCCCTTAATCATCCAGTTCAATATACCGGGAAGTTCCTTAGACAATAGTCCTATCCTAGACCTTAATTCGTAGTTTGGATTATCTCTGTAGTTATTTATAAACTGGACAGCACAAATTCTTCTCTCCGTGGCTGTTGAAACATCGTCTACTCTTGGAAGTAAGTTAACTGAGAACACAAACTTAGCTTGAGGTCTGAAAGTAAACTGATCTTTATATTTAATGTCAATGGTAACTTTTTCTCCAGAAATTAGTTTCTTTAGTTTATTACTCTGATAGTAATTCCCTGAAACTTCTTCAATGATATTCAATCTCTTACCTATCAATCCTGCCATTCCAAATTGCCCGTATAAAGCTTCAAGGTCAATATGAGATGTGGCTTCTTTCCCAACTACCATAGTAATTGTATCTATAAAGGTTGACTTTCCGTTACCTCCGTCTCCTACTAAGAACAGAGCTTTGTCGTATAACATTGAAGAAGATAGGCAGTAACCTGAAAATTCCTGTATCAGTTTTGTTTTCTCTACCTGCTCGTCTCCGGACATCCACTCTGATACACACTTCTCCCATAAAGGACACTTTGCTTCAGGGTCATAGACAACTGGATACTGTATTAAGGACACAAAATCAGGAGTATGGTCCCTTAGTTCTTTGGTGTAAATATCCAGTAGACCATTCTTTACATTGATTATATAACCCCCGTCATTGGTTAGAACAAAGCTAGGAATGATTGATAAAAGACAAGCAATCTTATTTTTAACATTTCCAACTGTCCTATAGTTTACTAACTGATCGTCATCCAAACTTCTGAAAATTATATCTTCCATTTCTAGGTCTGACATCATTTTGTAAACACCTTCTTTATAATTAAATATAACTCCAACTTCATTTTTCTTTAGGTGAGGGTACTTAGCTACAATTTCTCTTTCATAGTTTGAGAATCGAAGTTTATCTTTTTCTTTATTCTTTTTAACTACCACCGAGTAAGCCATTTGTAACCTCTGGTCTTCTTCCGGAGTTACATTGTGAGCAATGATTTCGTTCTTATGTGAAAAAGTATATCCACTCCCAAAGGCACTATTGATAGTATTCATAATCTCCTGCATACCACCATTCTCTTTCTCTATCCCATGCCACCCTACCTTACTAATCTGTTCCAAAGCCCTTTCCTTATCCCACCCTGCCTGTCGCATTAGAGAAGCTGTTACAAGAAGTGCATTATTACGGTTGTTAGTATCAGGTAAACTCTCAGGGTGACCAGAAATCAACATCTTAAAACTATCCCTGTCTTCCATTGGAAATTCTTTGTCTACATTCTCGAAGAAAATTTTCTTCTCAGCCTGTGACCGTTCTTTCGCTTTATCACTTGTTGGTTTTTTATCGAAGGTAAGTGCCTTCTCAACTGTTGGAAAGACTTTTTCTACTTCATCCATTGAGTAACTGTTAGCTACTTTTTTATATATACCTTTGATTTTAAATACACCCTCAGTTCCTGTTTTATATTGGTTGCCGGTTTTCTTCCAGTAGAAAGTATCAGGTACTCTTAGTATACGAGTTATATCTTTTACTGCAGGATCAGCATCCAAAGCTATTACAATACTCTGTTCTATCTTTTCCCAATTAGTAACTACTGTCTCCCATTCCTCTGCTGTAACTTCCTCTTTATATATAACCTCATCTAAACACCAGTAAACATGATAACCTCTCTTGGTCTCTATAATAAAGGTTGGATCAAGTAGTCCTTTTATTTTCTCTAATTCTTCTAAATCTTTTCTATCATCTATATCTACAAAGAAAGCATTGAGTGAAGTACAGTTATCTTTTTTAGCTACAGGTGATTTATCAAAATCCTTGAAACCATTTACAGTAAAATAGCTCTCATATCCATTGATATTGAGTTTTTGATTTCTCTCAGCACATGATACTGGTTGCCTGCCATTTGTAGGGTCTATATATCTGAATACATGGTCCGGAAAAAATGTTAAGAAGATGTCTTTATTTTTTTCCATATTTAATTTTTATCAAGTAATTATATGCTTTTAAAACTAATTCAGGATTATCACCAAACCCTCCTAAACTTCTATTGCATTTTTGACACAATAATCCCCTAACAACCCTTGTTTTATGACAATGATCTATTGCGAGAACTCTTCCTTTGTCTTTCTTATTGCAAATAGCACATAGTTCTTTTTGAACACTAAGAAGTTCTTTGTATTTTTCTAAAGTAAATGAAGTATCTATATTAAGTTTTCGTATTCTTGTTTTGAAAAGAGTTTTTTCTGATTTAAACTTCTTCTTCTTTGGTTTGTTTATTTTTATTTTAAGAGGATATTTCAACAATCTTCGCTGATAAGTTATCCTATTTCTTTCTTTTTTTATTTCTGGAGATAAATTAGTTTTATATCTTTTTTCTTGCTCTCTTATTTTCTCTATGTTTTTTAACCTATATTTTTTTCTTGTGTTTTTTATTTTTTCTTTATTAAGAATATAATACTGTTTTTTTTGATTTGATATTTTTTCTTTCTGTTTTCTCTTACTCACACTCAAAATACCCTTAACAGGAGAGCCAGTGATGCAATTCACTTTAAACCTGTTAAGGGTATTTTGGTTGCGAGTATTCTTTTGTGTAGGTGTATTTTGCATATTTTTGGCTCTTTTGCATTTTGCGTTGCTTTTTTTATTCTACTTTTTTCTCAAGATAAGTTGTGAGTTTCTCTCAAGAACTTCGAGTTGATTTCCATAAACATGAACGAAACTATCAATCCCTGTTTTTGGTATGTATAATGGATCTATTCCTTGACCCCAAGTGTAGTCGTCAAAGATCATTATTCCACCTTTCTTTAGAAGCGGAAATGCAAGCACTGCGTCTTCGAGGACATCGCTGGCTAAATGTGAACCGTCAATGTAGATGAAGCTAATACAATTTTCAAAAATAGATAAATTTTTTAATTGTTCTTGCGACTTCCCTTGAATAATAGCTATTCTTTCTTTATATTCTAGTGTATTCTGATTAAACCTATCCAATAGATTTACTTCATCAGGAAGATCTTGCCCCCCCTCAAAAGTATCAATTACCGTTAGGTGAGCTTCGGAGTTCTCTAACATCCAAACCGAAGCCTGTCCTTCATAGCAACCAATCTCTAAAAATCTAAGGTCTCCCTCATCATCTTTTATCGGTAAAACATACTTCTCGAAGTTAGCTTTACCAGTAACCTCGAACCAATTATTGGTGAACATAGTCTATTATTTATTAGTTACTAAAAAGCAATTTCGTCAGGATTTATATCATCTGCAGGTTTTGCTTCTACTGGAGCAACTGCCTCTCCTGTTGCACTTTGAGGTACAGCTTCCAACTTAGGAAGAATAAGAGTATTTACCATATTGTGTAGGAATTCCATTCTCTTAGTATCGTCCCAAACTAATTCCCCTTTAACAGTTACTTGTTCCATGTCCGGCATTCCATTAGGATTGTCTCTTGTGTAAGCATGCTTCAATGCTACTCCATTTTGGTTAACGAATAGTGAACTCTTATTTTTACCGTCAACTTCTTTCATACTCGGAGATACTTTCATTTCTTGTGATAGATCTATGTTGGGTAACATTTTTAGAAATGCTGTTGAAAAACTATTGCTGTAAGATAACTGCAATGTATATAATTCTTCATTGTCTCTGAAACCAAAGTTCCAAGTCTTCCCATAGTTCCCGTCTTTAACTTGAATGCTCTCCAACTTCCCTGTGAAGCTATCGTAAAACTTTTCGTTAACAGTGTTACCGATTTTGTTTACTCTTGTAATAGCACCTTCTGTTCCTTCAGGAACTCTTTGACAAAATTTGCCACCTAAAATAGTAATAAAATTACCTCCTGTTCTTTGTTCTAAACCCATAATTTTGTAGTGGATTACCACCATTTTTTAATTTGTAACCGGATAATTCCGGTCAGATTTTGTTCTCGGACTAGGAGAAACTTAATCTATATAGATTATACTAAATCGACAGTGACATTGCAACTATTCAACCTGTGGATAAACTGTTAATATGTTGATAACTTTTTTCCCTGTGTTTTTAATCGTTCTATAGTCTGTTTAGACCTCTTATAGTTACCGGCTCTCTTACTTCCCTTCTTAAAACGGAATTTTGCCCCTGCTTCTAGGTTCTTGTAGGTATCATTCTTAATAGCTGTATCTCCTTTATCTTTTCTATACCATTTTGGAATAACACCTTTCTTTACATCAAGCCAGAACTTTTCTCGGTACTCTCTACCAGTCAAACCGTGCTTATAATAAACATGCGAACATACTTGAACATACCACTTACCACAAATTAAACATTGAACCTTATCAGCACTTGGTATCATTGCAATTTTATCGTTTCTAATTCTCTGCCAGTCAGCCATTCTCTTGGCATATTTTTTATTATAAAATTTCTGTCTACATGTAGCACTACAGAATGTCCGGAACCGTGAGTTCGGAAGATCTCCACCACATACTTTACAGTCAGTTCTTATTTCTACCATAGTTATTTATTGTTTAGTTTTTAATGATTTTAGGTTTAGAATATATCTATATCCAGCTTCAACTCCATCATTAAACTCTGTTCCTTTTTCTACTAAGTTTTGTTTTTCCATTATCTCTCCCCTTATCTCCTCAACTTTAGTTTCGTTCTCTTTATTATCATTTATAAAATCAATAACCTCGTTTATTTTCTCTTTTAGTTGCCACAAAATATTAGTTTCTGGTGTATGTCCGTTATTTTCTCTTTTAAATTCTTCCATTCTTTCTAATTTTTTTTCCATATATCTATAGGTTTATTTATTATTAATTAAATTATATTCACCTGTTTTAATATCTACTTTCCATTCTCCACAACTACATCTATAAGGTAAAACCCTACTTCCATTACCTAGCAATCTTTCTTTGCAAATAGTGCAAAAAGGTTTTAATTCTTTAACTGGTTTATATATAGGGTTCATAGTTATTTATTTTTTAATTTTTTCTTCTTTACCAATAATAAATTAAATAATATTTCCTTATCTTGTCCTGTCATTAAAAAGTTTTTTCTATGTTTTTCAAAGTATTCCAAAGCAGTACCTACTCCATAGACCTTAGAAGCACTCTTCATATCACAAGCCATTTCTTTTATGTATTTTATTGGAATATCAACTGCCCTTATTTCTCCATCATAGAAATCAGTCCAATACTCCCAGTGATGTTTATTTTTTCCTTTATGGTTTAACCAAGCAATAGAATATCCCTTTTCAGCTTTTTCTTTTCCTATTGGAGTACTATCACCTTGAAAGTACTTAGCAGAAGTAAAAAACTCTATTGGACTATATTTTGATAAATCGTGGACTAACCCTTGCCAGTACAAACCAATTTTAAAACACTCAATACAAACATAGTATTTATGCTTTGTTATTGTCCAAAAATGTTTAAAATATTTCTCCATAGTTATTTATTCTTTAATTTTTAATTTCTCCCTTCTAATTCTCTGCCACACGATCGCCTTCTTTGAATTTTTTTTATTGTAAAATTTCTGTCTACATTTTGGGCTACAGAATGTCCGGAACCTCGAGTTCGGAAGATCTCCACCACAAACTTTACAGTCTGTTCTTATTTCTATCATATTATTTAATTATTTTTTTTTGAAATAGTAATATCTTTGCTTTTTACCTCATAAAAATTAGAATTATCAAAAATTATATAACCACCTTTTACAACTTTAGTTATATAAAAATTATAGTCTAATGGAAGTGTCAAACCACCATCAACATTTTTCATAAATTTAAGACAGTTTACTTTACACCATTTCCCTAAATTTTCTTTTTTCATAATTGTTTTTCATTATAAACTTCAAAGAAGTTTTTTGACTCTCTTTTTGTTTTAAATAGTTTTTGTTTTTTAGGCATAATTTTATTCAATTAAAATGCTATTAAATACTCCGGCGATCCACCGTCAATCATTCTATCTCTGATCGCTTTGCGGGTTTCGTTGGTTAATCTGTTTGCTAATAATGTTTGGTTATCAACATCAAACATAGCTACTATATACATTATGTTATCTTTTATATTCTCTAAATCTTTAATCCTTCCAACTTTACCGTCAACATAACCGTAAGTATTATCCATAGTATTCCAAACTTCTATAGCTTTTGCTTTTACTTCTTCAAACTGCTCTCCTGTTGGAGCAGTATAATATAATTCTGTTGTCATAATTTTATCTATTACTTAATTCTTCTAATCTAATATTGATCTCAATCAACTTTGAAATCAAACCCCGTTGTTTAAAACTCAAAGTCTTAAACCCTTCCCAAATTTCGTTCTCTTCTTTTTGTAACTTTTCTATTTCTTTTTCTTCATTCATAATTTTATTTTAACTCTTTAATAAACTCCATAAGAACATACCCGAATGCAAAACCTGTCACTACTGCAAGAATGTTTATAACTATCATAATATTTTTATTGATTAAAACTAATAATAACTCCTTCAATTTTTGCCCCTGTGTTCAACTCTAAATCTTCATAGAAAGTATCGTAATCTTTTCCGGTCACATTATCTACATCGTCTCCGAGGTAATTATATTGCAACTTATCTAATTGATTTTTAAACTCTTCAACTGTTCCTTTGTAATTTGAAACTCTTTGGATCTCTCCTTCATCGTCTTTAAAGTAAAATGTTTCCATAGTAATTTATTATTTAATTATTAACCTTTGTTGCATAGTGGTTACACTTACTCCAACCTTCCTTCCGGCTATCTTCTAATAGTTCTGAAACTTCTTTGAAAGTTGTGATCTCTCCCAAAACATTTGATAACATCAAGTCCACGATCAATTCTCCGGCTTCATCATCGTCAAGTGCATACTCGCTATCGTTATCAATTTCCATTTTAACCATGTTGTAAAACTCCATGTACCCATTATCAAGTACTCTTTTTTGATCTTGATATATTTCTTTTAAATTCATATTATTTTTCATTATCTTCATTATTTATAATCTCCTCCCATTGTTTAATGTTATGTATTCCGTTTGTTATAATTTGTATTGTTTCAGCTTCAATTTCATTCAATTTATTCCTTGTTGCTAGCAGTCTATCCTTTTGATGTTTATTCGCACAAAATACTCTGTATTCTCTGCCGTCTTTAAATGTTATTCTATATAGTGTTGTTTCCATAATTATATTTTTTTCTTTAATGTTTTAATAATAAATAATTCTATCTCTAGTTTTACAATATCGTTTATATCGTCCATTGTAGAGCTTCCAACTTCCATGCTGATAGAATTATAAAGTCCGGATAATCTTTTGCTTATTTTCTCTTGATTTTTACTCATAATATTTAATAATTATTGTTAACAACGGTATCCGTTGGATAAATTGTAATAAAGTCTTTAGTTCGAACCCATTTTTCTCCTACAAATTCTCCGTCCTGTGTAACAGCAACTTGCATAACTGTTTTAATTTCATTACCTTCACTATCATTTGATAAAAATACTTCTTTATCTTGACTAAATTTCTTTAGTTCTTTAATTAGTTCTTTAATTTTCATGATCTTATTTTTTATTACTCTCTTTTTTAATAATAACTGTTGGCTTCCTATCTCTAAACCACTCTAGTGCTTGATCCTGTGCTTCTTCGATCCCGTTGGCTGATACTCTATAACTCGCACTGTCTTTAATTTCTACTATATATATATTTTCCATATTATTTTAATTAAACTTAATACTAATAAACTCCCGCACTATTACTTCTTCACTATGGTTGCAATAATTCTCGCACCATGTTTTTGCTTCCTGCATATTCTTTTTGAGAATTATTGTAATTTCTTTACCATTTATAACTATATATTTTTTCATATTATCTATAATTATTTAATAACCACGAACCGGCAATCTTTGATTTTGTTTATAATTGTTTACATTCTCCTGCATGTACTCGTCCCCGCCACCATTGTTTACATCATAAAAATAAACCTTCACCGCTTCTTTGAACTCTTCGAACTTCTTTAGATCTCCTTTCGATAACAAATTCTCGTCAAAATTCTGGCCGGCTGTTATTGATCCGGCAATTCCACCACCTAAATAATTCTGATAAGCTCCGGCTTCCGGTACTTCTCCGGCTTCTTCTATTGCTTCCAATGATCGATCGCAAAACAATTCTGTTAGATCAACTTTAATTGATCCGCCACGATATGAGATATTACAATTTTGAGTATTATTTTCTATATACTCATTCAAATTCGCTTGTTTTCTTTTTGTTAACATGATATTTATTTAACTAATTTATAAAATTGATAATACATAGTCATTTTTTTATTTAATTGACTATATAGTACCCGCAAAACTTTTACGGGGACTAATAACCAGTTATAATGTTTCAATTGCTCCCTTCAATCTCCTTGTTTTTTCCTTCTCCGGCAATTCAGACCAATTACACGGCATTCGAACCGCTCCGCCGGTTGCTGTTTCTAGCATTCTTGCTTTGCTTTCGTTTCTTTTCTTTTCGTCCGGTTGCATTACATCGGCAAGTGCTGAAAACATTTTTAAACTTTTTAACACGGGATCCTGTGCTTCTCCGTTATTCTCGATCATTTTTGATCCTTGCTTCTTTTCTTTTTCTGTTAACTCATTGCTTCCGATCATTTTTTGTAAAACTGATTGAAATTCGTACCTTTCCCAAGTCCTGTTTAGATAGCAAATTTTTACTTGATCCACTTGTTCGCCGTTTCTTAATAACACGGCTTCATGTTTGAAAGCACTTCTTGTTTTTTTCCACTCGCATTTTATTGATAGATCTTTATTTATTTTAAATTCTCTCATGATATTTTGCCGGATAACCCGCCGGCTCGGGGATCTTAAAACTATTTTTTTATAAACACTTGGTAATTTGTCGAAAAGCAATTGTTCGTTGGTAGAAAAATTACCGCCATATCGTCGAATAGATCGTATTTTTCTTGCAATTTATCAAGTTTTTGTTCTACATTGTCGCTTGAATTCTCTCCGGCATCGCTCCAATTTCCAGTTACCCAGCCATTATCTTTTTCTTCCCATTCGTCTTTGTTTATTGCTTCCGCTGTATAATATCCCCGCCAGCCGTCAGTTCTAACATATTTTATTTTAAAATCTTCGTTCGTTTCGCCATGATTATTTATCAAAAATTCGCCTGTTTCTTCGTTGTCTTCTTCTTCTCGGTTGTCTTCCATTATTAGGACTGTATATTTTTTATCTTCCATATTATTTTGCCGGATAACCCGCCGGCTCGGGGATCTTAAAACTATTTATAATCTTATAAAAATGCACAATTACTTTCGATAATTTCCATTAGTACACTTTCTTGCTCCAACTTGTCCCGCAATTCCTTCCCGATCCTTTCAAGTTCAACCGGGTTTTGATCGGTTATAACTTCAATCTTCAATGTTTGCTCCTTTGCTCCTTTCCAATACCCCACCACTTCTGAAGCTGTGAAGCCGTCAAAATGATTAGAAACTAGCTTTTCGATCTTTTCGATCTCTAGTTCTTTTGTTTTGTTATTGTGGCCTATGTAATAGTAAACTTTTTGCATGATATTTTACCGGATATACCGCCGGCTCGGTGATCTTAATTTAATAAATTTATAATAAACTTTATAATTTCCGCTGTGATCCTCCCAATATAAAAGCCGTCTTGCGGTACTTGTCCGGATCCTATCCATGCGATCAATCCGAAAAGATCTAAACAAATAATAAAAGTTATGATCAAAGCTATAACTATAGCGATCATTTGCAAAATTGCTTTGGCTTGCTCTCTTCCGGTACATCGTCCATAACGATTGAACGGATCCGGCTCTAAATTTCTATCAAACATATATTTTATATTTAACTAATTGATAATGTAAAAGATTGACGATCTTTTAACTTGATATAAGTATATCAAAGGTGGCGACACAATGCAAGGATATAAAAACAAAAAGCTGGGGATAACTTTCACCGTTATTTGCGGGCTTTAATTATATAAATAATGTTGACGGCTTTTTATAGCTTGCAAGTAATAGGATCGGCGAGGTGCTGGACTATCCGGCGGATCTTTTCGTGCTTGCTTTTCGGTGCGGATCTTTTCATGCTTAGGTGCTACAGGGGGAAAGGGTAATGCTGGGCTATAGTGCGGGCGGGGTTTAATATAGTATAGACCACCAGTCACCAGCTAAACCTTTTAGAATATACCCGCCGGACTGTATAAGATAAACCTAAAAAGCCGGCTCGCTTTCCGGTGCATGCTCTAGCATGCAACTCTTTAAAAGTCTTTTATAAATAGAAAAACATTTTAATAATCATCATCATCAAGATAACTTGAAAGGGGATAACCCCTTCCGACCTCCCCCGGGTATGAAAAGGAGAATAAGAAGTATCTAACCTAAACAGTAAGTAAACAGGACAGTAAGTAAATAGAAAAGTTTGAGTAAGTGAACAGAGATCACAAAAAACAAAGAAAAATATAAGAATAGGGGACCCTAAAAAATTTTTTTCAGTTTTTTCGGCTTTTAACTTGACAAATGAAGTGGAAACATTGTACAGAAAGTGACATAAGAATTTAGAAGATATGGCTTAAATAAAGGATAGAACTCAGAAAAGTGACATCAAGTGACATAAGAAATAATTCTTATGTCGTGGATTATAGGGCTATAAATAAGGGTTAAATGAGAAAAGTGACATAAGAACATAAGAATTGCAATAAAGTTTAATTCAAATTTTAAAGTCACACGAAAGTGTTTTTATATAAAACTTTTCCCGTATTTGATGTTCTTATGTCACTTTCTGGGATATATGGCTCAACTAAAGGATATAATCAACGACATAAGAATTTTCTTATGTCACTTCTTATGTCGTTGATGTCACTTTCTTTATCGCATGTAGCACCTAAGGTTTTATTTTTATTTTTTTTATTACTTTTTTTATTCTGGGTAGCACCTAAGGTTTTATTTTTATTTTTTTTATTACTTTTTTTATTCTGGGTAGCACCTAAACCTTGCTTTTTTAGTTGTTATTGCTATTATTAAGGTATGGTATTCGTAAAAAAGAAACAATCTACGATGAAACAGTTAGCTTATGCTAGAAAACTTTTCGGAGGAGAAGGAACATGTAAAAAACAAATCGCTCTCGATGTAGGATATTCTTCTGCGGTTGCTAATAGTGTTTCTTCTCATATTGAAAATAAACCCGGCTTCAATAATGCAATGGCTGCTTTAGCTATCGATTCTAATAACCTAGCTTTGTCTGCGATGCACGAATTTAAAGCGAGAGGTTTTAAGGATTTTTCTAATAAGGAATTAACAAGTGCACTGAATGCGATTGGAAATGCTTGGAGTAAGTTCAATAAGGTTCCTGAAGAGATGAAAACTAAAAATGAAACGAATAAATTACGAACGGTTATTCTGCAACAGATTGAAAATCAGACAGTAACAAATCCCGGGGAAGTTCCTGCTAAAATTATTGATGTTGAACCAGATGTAATTGATGTTAATGAAGATCCCGGATTCTAACTCTACCCCTCATCGTAAGCGTATAAGATGAGGTATTTTTCATACCCTCGACCTTCTGGTTGGGGGTAGAGTAGGAATAAATAATATTATGAAAAACTTAGAAAAATAATATGAAACTAAAAACTTTTTATCAAAAATTCGAGAATACAACAAACAAAGATAGATTTCTGGTTTTTAATGAAACTCCACTACCGTCTTCTTTATTTGTAATATTCCAGCAGCTAACTGTGGTGAGAGCTCAGAAAAAATATTTCGAAGATCAGGAATCCCATCTATTATCAGTTGCAGAAAAGCAGTTTAATAAATTAGAAAACAATGGCTAATTTATATAAAGATCATAATGAAAAAATAGTAGAGATGCTAACCATAAATCCCGACTTGATTAAAAATCAGACATGGAGGTTGGCGAATTTGTATTGGATAATAACTAAGGATGGAGACAAGCAGGTATTCAAAATGAATACAGCTCAGAAACATTTTTATGATAATTATTTAGCGATACCAAAACCTTATCACAGGCATGTTATATTGAAGAGTAGGCAATTAGGTTTTACTACATTCATTGATTTATTTATTCTGGATTCTATTCTATTCCAAACTAACAAGGAAGGAATTGTTATAGCTCATAAAGTTGAAGATGCCACAACTATTTTTGATAAGAAAATTGAGTTCGCTATTCGTAACATGGCGGAGGATGTTAAAGGTGCATTTTTTAAGATCAATCAGAAGTCAGCGAGAAAAATTCAGGTGGTTATAGATTATGGACCGGAACAGGGTTCCACTTCATCTATATCCGTGTCAGTTTCTGGAAGGTCCGGGACTTATCACTTAGTTCATATCTCAGAGTTTGCAAAGATGTGTGCTACATATCCTAAACGAGCTGAGGAAGTTGAAAGAGGAACATTCCCTACTGTACCTTTTGACGGGTTTATATTTATTGAATCAACAGCGGAAGGAATGGCTGGGAGGTTCTACGAAATGTTCCAAGAGAACTGGTTGAACCGAGATGATGTTACACCTCAATTATCGCAGGTGCAGTTCTTACCGCATTTTTACAATTGGCAGTACGATGAAATGGAAATGAAAAAGATCTATGAGCCGGTTCCTACTGACAAGATGGAAGTATGTGAAATCGATTGGGGGTCTTATCAGATTGAACATGATCTGACTGATATTGAAATAACATACTATTATATGAAGTGGTTGCAGTTCGGAGGAAAAAATAGTCCGGATGCAATTAAATCTCTGATGCAGGAATACCCTACAACTCAGGAAGAAGCATTTCTTTCTACAGGTCAGACATATTTTTCAACAGCGAAGGTTGCGAAATTATTGGCTACCGCTAAAAAGGGAGAAAACGGAGAATTGGGGTACAGAGATAAAGAGGTAGTGTTTAATCAGGTATCAGGTGGATATTTGGAGATCTTCAAGATGCCGGAAGTTGGAACTAAATATATTATAGGAGGAGATACAGCGGAAGGTTTAGCTCACGGGGATGCTCAAGTTCTATATGTAATAAATCACAAGACCGAAGAATGTGATGCAATTTATCATTCTCATGTAGCTCCTGATGAGCTGGCGACTGAAGCTTATAAATTAGGGAAGTTCTATAACTGGGCTTTGGTTGGAATTGAGGTGAATAAGGATGGACTGTGGGTAAATGATGCTCTGGAAAAAATGGGGTATATTAACCTATACTATAGAAAGAGTTTCGATGATATAACTCAAAAAATAACAAAGTTCTTCGGATGGAAGACTACTTCTGCTACACGACCATTCGCTCTAGCCGCTTTGAAGGCAGTATTCTTTAGAAAAGAGGAAGGATTCCCGGCTCAGATACTGAATGAAATGCTCACTTTTATACGAAATTCGAAGGGAAAACCGGAAGCTATGGATAAAAAACATGATGACTGTTTTGTAAAAGACACTATGATTCTTACTGATAAGGGGAATATCCCTATACAAGATATTAAAGTTGGTGACATGGTTATGACTAGAAATGGTTATAGACCAGTAGAATTTACTAGAAGTAGATATAAACAAGTGGTAAATAATATAGGTCTTAAAGGAACTCCAAATCATTCTATAGTTTCAGCTAAAGATAACTCTAAAAAAGGAGATATTGTGTTGCGTAGTGTAGCAGATAGTGATACACTATATGTATGGAACAACAAAAAACAAACGATAGAGAAATTGTCCTATACAGAGGCAAAAAATATTATAGACACCCAAATTCAAAAAGAAGACAACTTAGGGTGTATTATTGGAGGCATTGTAAGGGGGACAGGTCCCCTGTGGCATTACATAGGCAGATTTGGATTGATAATTTTGGAGAAATATCGAAAGGGTTTGTCATACATCATAAAGATGGCGACCCTCTTAATAACAAAATTGAAAACTTTGAAGCAAAGTCTGCAAGTGACCACGCAAAACATCACATGCGAAAACCAGAAAGAAGAAAGCTTGCAAGTATCACAGCAAAAAAACAAGGGACACGATTGTATGAATCCGGAGCAAAATGGAGGAAAACCAAAGAAGGAATCGAGTTCAACAGACAAAATATCTATGGTTCACTTCACTTTAAAGAACCTAAAGAATTCACTTGCAGAATTTGTAAAAAAGGTTTTGAATCTCAAGTCCGAAATTCGGTATTCTGTTCTGCCAAATGTAGTAATTGGTATTCAAACCATAAAGGGGGCAATTTTAAATATGGTAAAAGTATCATTTGTCCTATTTGTGACATTATTTTTACAGCTGATGTTAATCATCGCAAATATTGTTCTAATAAGTGTAGAAATAAATATAACAATAATAGAGCAGCTAAAAAGAAGAAGGGTTTATAATTTGCAGGTAGCAGATAAGCATGAATACTTTGCGAACAACATACTTGTTTTCAATTGTATCATGGCAGCCAGTATTGGGTATGCAATTCTAGGAGAACAGGAACAATATGTAGCAGGTTCTGGCTCGGAAGGTGATTTTTCTGTCATGAAAGCGATGTTCGGTGAGGAAAGTGGACAGATGAATCACTAATTCACACAAAAACTTGCATTTTATTTCGAGATAGCCCATAATTAAGACTATAAACTTAATTTTTAAAAGAAAAATGTCTAAAACTACACTAAAAGGCGACAAAGAAACAATAGACTTCATCGAAGAGAAGAAACGAGAGATGAAAAAGTCCCAGTATAGGCAAAAATTCGATGCACTAGCTGCGGAAATTAACCAGAATCTTATGGCTACAGCAGTTAGCTATGGGAATAAACTATATGAGAAAAGCGGGTGGGGATCTATGGTATTCTATAACAAGATGGCGAGCGGAGCTTACGATATAAATGTATACCCTCAGAAAGTAACTGATAGAGACAAAAATAATTCCGGAGTACCTGTTTCACAGGAACCAATAGCTTTCTCAAAAATAATGATCGCAACTTCTGTACTAGCAGGGAAACTTCCTGATGGAAAAGTAATAGCTGACGATAAAGTTTATGGAAAAGCTATGTACGAACTATGGAAGAGAAACTGGTCTATGACTGGAGGAAATGGTTCTAATACATTAATGTTGACTTACCAAAATCTATTTACCTACGGGTGGGCGGCTTGGAGAGTTTATCCACGAAGAGTTCAAGTTAAAAGAAATGGAGTTGATAAGATATTGTTCGATGATATATATAGAGAACCTTTAGAATGTACTCGAACTTGGATGGGAGTTGGATTCAATAATGGAGATGTATGGTCGCAGACTGAAGTCTATTACGAAAAAGATATGCCGAAGGAAGAATTTTTCGAGATGTATCCGGAAGCTAAATCACGAACTAACAAAAAGAAACTCGAATACTGTTCTGTTTCAGATGAAGCTAAAGATGAAAATAGTGAGAAAGTTCAAACCAGTGTAACGATTGGTTACTATGAGAATGTACTAATGAATAGGTATGTTGTTACATGTGGAAAAATGAAAATCTACGATGGAGAACTTCCAAACGATGGATCTCATGGATCAGTTGTAATTGCAAGATGTTTCATGAAGAACATGAACGACCCTCATGGAGTTGGACTTTACGAAATGATGCGAGGTAATACAGCTATTTATACATATGTAAATTCACTGAATGCACAACAAGTAGAAGCTGAGATCTTCCCATTGCTATTCGGAGCTCAAGTACAGAATGGTTCCAATACATATAAAAGAGGACCTAATATTGTTAATCCAAAAAATCCCGGTTCAGATATAGATGTAGTGAAAACTTCTGGGAATGTTCAGCAAGGTATTATGTTTGCTGATAAACAAAAACAAGATATTGAAGAGAACACAGGAATAAACAATATTGTAGCCGGTACTCAATCAGAAACTACACTGGGATCTACAGTGATTCTGAAAGAAGCAGCATACAATAGACTAACCGCTCCTAAGAATTCAATGGTTACAGGATTGGAAGCAGATGCTCATATTGCAAACACTTGGATGACTCAGATTTATCCAGTTGATAAAATCTTTATGATTGATTCTGATGATCAGTTAGCAGAGTTTGCGAAGCAAAACCCTGATTACTTTGTTGAATCAGAATACGTTCTTAATGATGAAGGTATTCCAACCGGAGGAATGGTAGCTGCCGCTTCCAAGAATCTACGATTGAACTTTGACTTTACTCAGGATGGGAATGTTATGGAGAATGTAGATACACGACAGATTTCTTCTAAAGGATTATTCGATGAGATGAAAAACACAGGTCACATGAGTGACTATATAGAGTTTGTTATAGACCCAGATTCAATGCTTCTTCCATCTCTTGAAATTCAGAAGCAAACTTATATGGCTCTATTCCCAGTAATCACAAATCAAATTACACTTATTTTTTCAATGAGAAACCAAGATCCTGAAGCCTCAGCTGCTCAGTTGATGGCATTGGAGAAATTACTTGATATTCAGAACGGAGATATTTATGACTATATTTCAAAAGCTGATTACGATGCAATCATGGCTAAAAAACCTTCAGATATGCAGAAGCAAATGCAACAAGAACAGATGCAACAGGATGCTCAAGCTACAGCGATGCAAGATAGAGCTGGAGGAGGTTCTGGTTCCGGAAGTTCTCCAATGGGACAGCAAATGGCAGGAGATGGTACAAATCCAATGCAACCACAAAATGCGAACGAAGTTCCAAGACCACAATCACCTATGGGAAGTGCAGTAGATGCTTCAGTAGGTAGAGCTGCTAATGGCGGTGGTTTTTTCCCCGGATAAAATAATATGGGATTAAGAGATATATATAATTCAATAGGGAGTGGAATAAAGAAAGTCTCAGGATCTCTTTCAGATGCTTTTAGTAATAAAACTGTATACAACAAACCGCAAATGTACGGACCTAAACCAGTAGAACCAAAACAAAATTATAAAAAAGATAGTAGAGAATCAATTGTAAATGAAGTAGATTACGAAGCTCTTAGACCACTAATTTATGGAGAGGTTTCTAACAGAGATTTCGGTGATAAGAAAATGGAAGCTGATGTTATTTTTAACACTGCACTAAACCGACAAAAAGAATATGCCGGGAGAGGTCAGATTAAAACTATAGGTGAAATTCTAGCAATGCCAAATCAATATCAAGCTTACGGTGGTGATCAATATAATCAATATGCGAATCCTTTAGATCAAGGTTCAGAATTAAAAAAGAAAGAGGTAGATGACATTGTAGACGATATTAAAAGAAGAGTTAGAAACGGAGAGTTCGAAGATAATACAGAAGGTGCTTATTATTATATTCATAATAGTGATGGGTCAATCACTTATGATAATTTAAGAGAATTATTTGCAAAATAAATATATGGATGAAAATGAACAAAATTTAAAACAAAAAAAGATATTACTTGCACAAAGCGAACATGCTCCTGTTATTATAGAGTTGATGAAAGATTGTATGGCCCAAACTCCAATTGTAGCAAAAACAGAATGGGAGACTATTGTAAATGCAGTTACCTTAGAAGTTCAAGGGACTATGCTTAGATCTATGGTTGATCTTCTTGAAGAGATTAGAAAAGGTGGTGCACATGATCCAAAATAATATGATACCTAGAGAAATAAAAAAGAAAAATTATACAGTTCAGATAGGTTACTCACCTAAGGCTATTAAGGATAAGCTAATGAAGTTTATCACCAAGAATGGTGATGAGTTCGAGATTAGTTCAGAAGAGATGTCTTCTATGCTTATTGGTGGAGTAAATTCAAATACATTAGAAGCTACATTTGTAGAGTCTGATAGAATTAGTGTTGTCGAGGTCGGTAGGCAACTAGAATGTGTTCTTGATAAAGATATGAAAAAAGGTGATAAGATTAATCTTAATTACAAACATCCATATCCTCTTGAATTTGCATTAATAGAAGAAGCTTATAAAATTGCGAAAATAGATAAAGATATACCAAGAATAGTTTTGACGAAAGAATATATAAAAGAAGTCAGAGCTAAAATTAAACCTGACATGACAAATTATATAAGTAAGTTTTATAAATCATTTAAAAATTTAAAATTAAAATAAAATTATGAACCCAGATGAAAATACAACAGTAGAAGGAGAAGAAGTTGTTGAAAATGAAGAAGGAACAAATGATACAGTAGTTGAAGAAGTTCCAGTTGAAAGAGTTCCTTCATTTCTATAATAGAAATTTATTAAAATAAAACCTTAATCGGTAGGATAACCGTAATAATATGACAGAAAAAAAAGTAGTAAAAGATAAAGTAGTTAAAAAAGTAGTTAAACCTTTAGTTGATGTTAAACCTATAGTTGATCCAGTGGTTCCAGTTGAGCCAGTTGCTCCAATAGAACCAGTTGCTCCAATAGAACCAGTTACACCGCCAGTTGCAAAAGTTGAAGAAAAAACAGTAGTTTTATTTAACACCTTAGGAAAAATAGTTAAAAAAGAAGATTATTTTTTTGAAGGAGTTGTACTTCCAAGTTTTGAAAATACTTGTGGAAAAGCTGTGGATAGAGAGGATTTATTGGAAGTATTTAATAAAGTATTCAAACCAGAAGACAATATTTTGTTCTATAGACAATTAGATAAGGAAGTTTATATCATAATTGTTCCAATTAAGTATTCAACATCAATCGGTGAGAACAATAACTCAATTAAAGGTGATTTCCAGAAACATGCTATCTCATTCTTAAATGAGGGATCAGTTAACTTGGATTCATTAAGAGGTAAGCTAGAAAAAATACAGACATTTGTGAAATACACAGATAGATAACTAATTTAGTGTGAGATAATTTGCTTTTATTTTTTATTCAATATACAATTTAATTAACCATCGGTCCCTTTCACGATACGAAAGGATAATAATATGGAAGAAATAAATAAAGAAGAGGTTGTAGAAGAACCTATAGCACCAGTAGTTGAAGATGAATCAGAACTCGATAAAGCTCTTGAGGATTCAATAAACTCGGTGAAAGCTGGAAATGAACTTGTTCCTGAAAAAAAGGAAGAAGTCAAGGTTGAAGAGAAGACGGAGGTAACTCCTGAAACTCCTGTACCGGAGGATCCCAGCAACCCTCCAATCGTTGAACCTGAAAAGGTAGAAGGCGAGTACGATTATCGTATACCAAATAAGGGTAAGTTCGAATCAGACGAATCTTACGAGAAACGGATTGAACTTATGGATTTGGTGAAAAAACGTAAACTTGCTAAGACAGATGAACAGAAAGACGAGATAACTAAGGACATCCAGACTACCAAAGGGCAATTAAAAAACCTAAACGGTACGGATAAAATTATAAACCCACTCAATGAAAAGAGTGATGTGGTTCCAGAAAAGATAGAAGAAGATCCAGCTTTAGCAGCTGATAAAGAACGACTTAAAGAACTAGGTGGTGCGACTAAGGAGGATATTCAAGAGATTATCCAAAAAGAACGACTAGCTAGTGATGTAAAAGCAACCCTTAATTCCTTTGTTGATAGACATTCTGAACTTAAAGATGTAGACACAAGAGAAGTATTTTTTGATTTCGTTGATTCTAACTACAATTGGCAAAACAAGAGTGGAAAAGAATTAATGACAGTCTTAGAACTAGCTCAGGAAAGCATGTTTAAACCTTCGGAAACTATTACCGAAAGAGTACTAAAAGGAGCTGATGTTCAGAATAAAGTTAATGCTATGCAGTTTCCGGGTGGGACAGTAGCAAAAACTGAATATTCACCAGAAATGCAGAAATCTATTGATGAGATGAAAGCAACTGGTCTCTCAGAAGAAAAAGCCATCGAACTTCTCTCTGACGATTAAGGAACTACTTAATCCAAATATTTTTTATGACAGTAATAAAACAAGCTACTATAAAGAATACACGAGAACTTAGAGAAACTGACAAAGCAACAGGAACAGTTACAGTGTTAGGAGAGATCCTAGCTCAAACAGCTGGTCTTGCTGTAGCAGCCGACAGCGGAACCGTTGCGGCTGATTTGTTAGGTGTATGTAACGAAAGTATCGTTGCAGCTGATGCAGATTTACGTGTTACTTATATAGTCCCAACTGACGAAGATACTTATATCTTCCCAGTAACCAATAACTCCGATTCTACCCATAACGGGCAAGCAATGGTGTTAACAGATTCAACAGAGGTTAACAACACTGGTACTACTTCAGCTACTGGTATTGTTCAACAGGTCGAACCTTATGGAGATGCTTCAGATAAACTAATTATCGGAAGATTCTTAACACTTTAATAATTATTAATTTAATATAAATATATCATCATGATTGGAACAATTAATGATTATGCGACTATTGTAAACAATGTTTTAAAACATGTTTCTCCTAAGGTTTCACCTACAGTTAAATCTGAGTATTTAGATTTCATGCACAAAGTTGACAACAGTGAAAGAATTTACACAGATGTAGGAGTTACAGGTTTAGGAATGGCTCAAATAATCCCAGACGGAGGAATAGGAGCTTCAGATGCACCAATTCAAGGGTACTCCAAAAACTATACCCAAATGCACTTTACTAAGAAAGTTCGATTAACATTCCAAACAAATTTCTTTCTTTTCGAATCAGCAGCAGCTAAAATTAAAAGCTCTGTTAAATCAAAAGTTCTTGAAGGAAAAAATGCGATTGAACATGCTAAGAACTATCTTGCACAAGCTCTTTTGTCACAAGGTTTTACAACTTCATTCGCTTGGACACCTATAAACGGTGTAGGATCAACACAAACTATTTCAACAGTTGGTGCTGATGCAGTTGAATACTGGACACAAGCTCACCCTCGTGAAGATGGTGGAACAGCTTGGTCAAATGTTATTGTGGATGGTGCTACAAGCTCACCTCAATTTACTTACTCATCTTTATTGGCTGCACGAAGATTGCACTCATTAAAGAAAGATGGACGAGGAAATCCAATGATTTCCGACTTGGATACTTTAATTTGTAGAAGAGGTTCAACAACCGCTCAATTTGCTAAAACTATTAAGAGCACAATTGATAAAGGTATTGCTCCACAACAAACTAATGTATTTAATAACTCTCCGGCTACTGATACTTTCAAAGTTGTAGAGTTGTCTCCATACCAAAACTTGGCTATGGATGGTCTTATGTGGGGAATGTGTGATTCAAAGATGATGAATCAAGATTTCGGATTCCTTTACATCGAAGCTCTTCCTACAAGAGCAGAACCAGCAGTAATTGACTTGCTAGGAAACCAAGATTTAGTTTTGAACTTTAACTCACTTGCAGTTATGGGTGCGAGCGACTTGAGGGGATGGATGTGGAGCGATGGCGACGGTGCCACCGTATAAGCTAGTCTTTCCATTCTATTCCCGATTTTCGGGAATAGGGTTGGGTAGGGTAACTACTCTTTTATCAATTTAATAATAAAAAATATATGACTTTACAAGATGCTCATACAAGAAAAATTTCAATTCCTGTATCAGTTCCAGTTGGAACAAAAGCTATTATTACAGCAGTTGATGGTGCATGGCTTTATATCCATGAACTTATTGGTGATCTAGCAGTTGCTGGTGATGTTACTGTTTTAGCAGGTGTAAGAGAGTTAGGAAAGTTTTCACTTGATGCAGGACAAGGACTTACTCTTCAAGATGAACCCGGAGAAGATAATCGACCAAGATTTGAATGTCGACCGGGAGAAGATTTCAAACTAACTGTTACTGGTGGTACTTTCACAGGGGCAGTTCATTATTCACTTCGTTATTAATCAATAAAAAATATGAACGATCAAGAAATAACACCAGAACAAAAAGACCAGTTAAATACTTGGGCTGGACAAAGAGATGCTATTCTTCTTGAAATTTCTAATCTTGAACTGGAACAGGAAAAAATAAAAACAGAAAATATAAATTTAACTTCTTCATCTACTGATATACACGACAGGATGAAAGTTATTCAAGGTAGGATTGACGAGTTAGAAAAACAAGAAGCAAAGTTACCCTTGCTAATCTCAAAAGAAGTCGCTAATTTAGAATCTAAAAAAACTCTTTTAGAGTCTGAAGTAACCAATTTAGGTAAAATAATTACTATTCTTGTTGACCAAAAAGCATCTTTAGAAGAAGATGTTTCTTTTGCATTATCTGCTTTTGATACAGTTAAAGATGAAGCTTTACTTTTACATAACATTGTAGGTCATGTCACAGAAGTTAGTGGAGAAAATATAAAGAAAATAGATGACTTAGTAATTGGACTTTCGAAGAGTCTTGAAGAAATTATAGAGGTTAATAAAAAGAATGTTTATGAGACGAATATAGTAATCAATAAAGTTCCAGCTATGATCATGGAAGCTCAAAAACATGGTTTAATTAAAAATAAAATTTAATGATATGACATTAGTATTAGGTACAAATTGTGGTTTTGTAACAGTGGCTCCAACAAGCAGTCCAGAAACAAGTGGAATAGAATCTGATGATATGGCTAGAGCGATGAAAATTGTTGCTCCAGAAAACATAGATAAAGTTGTTGAAATTGGGTGGTATGGTTTTTTTGAAACTTTAAGTTCTGGAGATTCAGATGTAGGAATATACAGTCATGACTCTGATAATAACAAACCTGATGACCTTTTAAGTTCATCAACTTTTGTTAGAACAACTAACGCTGGTTGGCAAGTTAAAACAGGACTGGATATTTCATTAGTTGCTGGAGAAACTTATTGGTTAGCTTTTCAAATAGATGATTATACTAGTGGTACCGGTACAATACAAGTTCCATTTGATGATAGTGGAGCAACTAAAAGTGTAGTAAAATCTAGTCAAACTTCATTAACAGACCCATGGGGAACATCAAGTAGTGAGGATGAAACTCTTACTTATGGAGTTTATGCTTTATACACTACAAAAACACCTTTTAGCCCTTTACCAACTTTTTATCAATAATTAAAATTAAAATACCATGACATATTTATCAAATAAATTAGGAGATCCAATGAACTTAGGTTGGTTCGCTACACCTGAAGCTTTGGCAACTGCTTATCCTGTAGGTGCAGATGGATATTTTGCGATGGTAGGATCTACTGATTCTATTTGGACTTGGGATTCTGATACAAGTGCTTGGGTAGATACAAAAACTACAGGTCCAATTGGACCAACCGGTCCAACAGGTCCTACAGGTTATACTGGTCCAGAAGGAATTGCTACTAATACAGGAGCAACTGGTTACACTGGTCCAATCGGTCCAACTGGATACACTGGTTACACAGGCCCAATCGGAGCGACTGGATACACAGGTTATACAGGAGATGATGGTCCAACAGGAGACACAGGACCTGATGGCCCAATCGGAGCGACTGGATACACAGGTTATACAGGAGATGATGGTCCAACAGGAGATACAGGAGCTGATGGTCCAACAGGCTACACTGGTTACACAGGATATACAGGAGATTCAGGAGCTGATTCAACAGTGGTTGGTCCAACTGGGTATACTGGTCCAATTGGTCCAACAGGAGCAACAGGATATACAGGATATACAGGAGAAACTGGGTGGATTGGTAATGACGGTCCAATCGGACCAACTGGCTATACAGGGTATACAGGTCCTGGTAACTTTACAGGGTATACAGGTCCAACTGGTCCGACAGGATATACAGGTCCTGAAGGAGTTGCAGCTGAAACTGGAGCTACAGGTTACACTGGTCCAATCGGACCAACTGGAGCTACTGGTTACACAGGATATACAGGTTATACAGGAGCAGACTCAACAGTGACTGGTCCAACTGGATATACAGGTGATATAGGTCCAACAGGTTACACTGGTTACACCGGGGCAGGAAGTGGTAGCAACTCATTTAGTTGGTTTATTAATTAAAAATTAAAAATTAAGAAAAATTATTATGAATACTTTAGTTTTAGACGCAGTAACAAAATCACTATCTTTAGTTCTCGCTGGGGCTAAGGCGACTGTTGACTGTGACATAGTATCAGCGTGGGCTGATAACGACGGGACAGACTTTACAGAGGGGTCAACTGATTTAGTTTCAAACGGAACTACGCCAGTAACAGTTGTTGACGCTCCAGCGGCTTCAACTCGCAGGATTGTAAAATCAATCTCTGTTTATAACGCTGACACAGCACCAGTAACGGCTAGTGTTAGTTTAATTAGTGCAGGAGGAACTAGAATTGTTGCAACTGTTACGTTAGCAGTTGGAGATACTTGGACTACAGACGGGACTTACGATAATGATGGTAATTTTAAAACTGGTGTAATAGGTCCAACAGGTCCAACAGGACCAACTGGTTACACTGGTCCAATCGGTCCAACTGGTCCTACAGGATACACAGGACCTACAGGTCCAACTGGCTATACTGGCTACACTGGTGCAGGAAACTTCACTGGTTATACAGGTCCAACAGGGTACACAGGATACACAGGGGCAACAGAAGCTGGTTCACTACCCTTAGCAGGTGGAACAATGACAGGAGATATCCAGTTAGGAGAAACTGATATTAAATTAGACGCAGTACTTTCAGCAGATGAAAAATGGTCAGGTGTAACAATGACAGGAACAGCAGGTGCTACTCTAGCAGTAGGAGATGTTTGTTTCTTACAGACAGCAGATAGTAAATGGGAATTGGTTGATGGAATATTAGACGGAACTGATTTAGGATTTAAACTTCAATTAGGAATTTGTGTATTAGCAGCAAATGCTGATGCAGCCACAGAAATGTTAGTTTATGGAAAAGTTAGAAGTGCTGCTTTTCCAACATTCACAGTAGGAGCACCAGTTTATCTTTCAGATACAGCAGGAGATTTAGTTGTGGCTCAGCCGAGTAGTGCCAATTTCTGTATTCGTGTTTGCGGTTATGCAATTACAGCAGAAGACCTTCTATGGAACCCAGATAACTCTTATATTGTCCACTCCTAAAATTATGTTAAATTTAACCAATAAAACAGCTAAAGAAAAAGCACAATTAAAGTCAATGGAATTGGCTAAAGTTAAACTTTCTAAATTCACAAAAGGA